GTCAAACTCCCCCTCAGCATAGGCCCCTTTATAGCTAACCTGCATATTGCGGCCAACAAGCATTAGCCCCTGTCTGGCCTGAAAGAATACACCCGCAGGTGTTTCCACACGGCAGCTCCCAGGAACTACACTCTGGCCCGGGGCAAAAACACGCATGGGGGAGAAGTCGGGTCCGGCACCCGAGTCACTTGGTCCATCCCCGGAAATGTAATAGCCGCTCTTGGAGCCGAAAACTAGAAGATGCTCAAGGTTTGGGCATATGGAATTAATCTTCTCAGACTGATTATCCACGGATCGAACAAACAAGTCATTGAATCCGGCTTCGCGGTCCTGCTTAAACCTCTTAGAGTGCCAAATGGTGTTATCGGTTGTTGCGAGCCAAAGCCGGTCTTTCCACACAGCAATGTCATATTGAGATGGCGGGCAAATATGCCCCGCATTGCCGCCCATGGTGTAGAGGATCTGATTATCAACCAAATCAGCATCAGAAAGATTATCGGTAATCTCCTGTATGCGGTCAAGCCGGTCCATTAAGACTTCGGCGCAGCGAAAGAAGATGCTCTGTGATGCTTGGGTCCGATACAGAACAACCTTAACCTCTGAACGCGCCCCCCAGACAACCGAAGCATTTCCGGATGGGTCTAATAGGCCGGTGGCGTCTTTCTTGTAGGTTAGATGGAGGCCATAGATACGGAGGAGAGGGGCCTTTGATGAAAGTGTGCCCGTGGTAAAAGACTGCGATGGATTCGATTGCTGAACCTTCCCGTTATGGTCCACCCACTCATACACCGCCTTATAGCTAAACGCGCCACTCAGGACACCCGACCCCGTTACATCTGACGAGTGAATCTCAGGATACCAAAAGAAGTTTTCTTCCTTGAAGTAATCACCCGAGTAGTCCCACAGAATGCCACTGGCAACCTTCAGCGCCCCGTTGGCCTGAACACTCGGAAGATAACGGGCAGGGGCAAAATCAATGAAGCCAACAGCCGCATCCATCGCGGTAAGGTCTGTTCCGTCAGATTGCGTGTTAACCCCGCTGTAGCGAGATGAGCCAAAGCGAAACGTAGTCGCGCTCTCCGCAATCACCCGGGGAACGCCATACATGAAGTGCAGTCGATTAGCTGTCCCGTACTGCAAGAAACGAAAGTCAATTTCCTGACACCAGGGCCCCGCACTTGTCGGCCCCTTGGCCATAACCTGCCCCTGATGGTCTATAATCAGCCCAACAGATGTGTTGAATGTTGAGAGAGCCATCATTCCAGCGCCGGAAACATGATTAGGGCGGCTGGCGTATCCAACGCCTAGATACAAATCGCCGTTATAATCAAAACAGTCAGATGTGACAGTGCAGCCAAAAAGATTCAGCCCCTTGTCTGCGATGCCGCCGCCGCCGCCAAGCGTATAGTCGTAGGAGTTGACCAAGAACTTTGGGGAGCGAGCATTGCAGTTGCTCGTGTTCTTAATCATGGTTAGAAAGAACCGAACAACGCCAGACTCATTTTTCCCGGCAGTCCCGTTTATGAGGACATAGCCAGGGGACGATGTTGAGCCAAACTGAGTATTTGCCGAGGAAATTACTGCCTCTTGCTCCGCACCTTGCAGGGCGAGCGTTTTGTCATACACCCGCATTGCAATACCGCCCGGCTCGTCGGCTGAGCCACTAACGGAGGTTTTATCCTCCGAGATAGTATAGGCAACGGCAACATAATCCCCAGAGGACGCACCGCTAGGCTTCACCACCTTGAGCATTAGGCCAGCAACAAGTTCCATGTTCCCCTTTGCGCTTGCCCCTGGGTATGTTGCCGGATAGGTCGCAAAAGATGTTGCCGCCGCACCACTGTTGGCGGGAGGAAAGTGCGGGGCCGTATTTATCGACACGGGGGTTTCAGCAGAACTTTCAGCGAGAGTTCCGCTTGTTGTGGAATAGTAAGAGAGGCGAAGATACTGAGAGGATGCCGTGGTCCTCCTAAAGACGCAAAGGCCATTGGTGATGGATGTGTTGCTAACCGCCTCAACGCACCAATCGGGATTAGTCAAATCCACCGAAAACAGAACGTCTGATACGCTGCTCACCAAAAGAGAAGGAGTCAGGGCAGAGGTTAGGGCACCACTCCCCCCGCCCGTGTCCACCTTCGTGTACTTAACCCGACCGCTACCGACATGAACAAGGATAAAGACGTATTGCCCGGCAGATGCGACCTGTGCCCGGGGAATGTTATACATCGAATTCGCAGTGGTGAACGTGTTAATGAGCGTTCTGGCTACAATCTCAGAGCGCGTCACTTTGTCGATTACTTTAGCATAGGTTCGCCAAGTAACCCCGGAGCCCGTATAAGTGGCCGTGTCAGTAGTCGGGGAGCCGGGAATGGTGGTCGTGTAGTCAATAACGCAATGTTCTTCATCGACAATTTCAGTGACCACATAATCGCCATCGGCCCATCCCGCAAAATTAACCGCGAGTTTTGCCCCAACAGATAAATTATGTTCCGTAGTAATCCTGAGCTGAACTAGCCCATCAGCCTTAGTGTAGCCGCCGGGGATGTCGGCCAGAGTGACCGTTCCCGAAAAACTAACCGCCTCGGTGGGGTCCATTTCAGACCAAACCTGAACCTCAAAGTTATTGGCTTGGCCAATCTGGGCAGATGTTTGAACCAAACTGGTTCCCGCCTCAACAAACTCATTCTCAAGGGTGCAGCCAACAACCCGGCCCTTATTTACCCAATTGTCGCCGGTAGAAGTCTTGGAGTAGGCATATCGGCCATCAAACGAAACAATCTCATCCCCATAAGCTGCAATGGCCTTGCCCGTCGCTACGGTCCCGGCTGAACTACCAGACACAATCGCAGGAACAGTATTGGAGAGGTTATGATACCCCTTCCTCTTTCGCAGCTCGCCGCCCTCAACCACCTGGGCATTATCAACCTCGGTCAGTTCACCCGGAGGAAGGTTGCGGTCAACGATCTTGCGATTTAACCCCTTGGAGAGTGGAAGGCCGATAATTTTCTTTTCAAGAGCCATTAAAACACCCAAATATCGGCAGTTGCCGCATGAGAAAACTGAATCATCAGGGTCTTATCATCGTGCGCGTTGTCTTCCTGATGAGTAGATGGGACATACAGCCCGGCATTACAGCGGGTAACTATCCAGCCACGAATCGGCCTCCCTAGTTTATGTTCAATTGTGTTAACGCCCGTGGCGATGGTCAGCCCTTCAAGCAGGTGACCATCCAGAAGAGGGCAGGACTCAATGGAGCGAAAGCTGTTCTCAAGGCTATTCTGAAGGACATTAACGCTCTCGTTGTCCGTGCTGCCCCTGATAAAAGAACTTATGAACGAATCCCGAGCCATTAAAAACCATCACTAATTAAAAAGATTAATCCTCGAATCTCCATGGGCTCCAGCATTCACATCAACAATCTTATGCGGGTGCCCAATGTCCTTTTTGGAGGCTGAGCCCTCTATTCGGCGCTGAATATCCACCTTCTCCGCCAAGAGCATACGAACGTCAGACTCTTCTTTCATCAGGCATTTGATGGCAGCAGCAACCACTAAATACTCCTGGTAGCCAGTGGCCACACTCTTATTCTTGCTGTTAACGGTCACGGCATCATCATCGCCGTTAGTCGCAAACTGCTGACATTCGGGGACGTAATGAAGCGTTGCCGTCCCAGCGGGGGGGTCCGATGGGATAAACTTAATTACGCTGTCTTGAATGTGGTATCGAAGAGTAGCAATATTACCGGCAACAATTCCGGCATTGCTGTTGTACATGTTCCGCTCTTGAAACGAATACGGCCTAACCGTGTACGTTATCCCGCCAGACTCAAAATCCACCCCAAGCGACTTATAGAACGTAGCGGGCAGCGTACCCTGGCCGCCAGCCAAAGGCAGAGTATAGGTCTGGTCAGAGTTAACGTAATGGTCCTCAAAAGCGAGAATCATTATGTCATGCAACTCAGCAAGGGCGGAATTCAGCCATGTCCTGATTTCTTCGTTGGACACGAAGTCGGAACCCTCCATGTCGGCCCGCTGCTTAACCTGAGTAATCAACGCACCAAAAGTCGTCGCGTTAGTCGGCATTCCCCCTCCAAAGAGTGGCAGGGGGGGCAAAAGCCCCCCCCGACCCTATTTCACAGAGCTATTTTTCACGTCAAAAACCATCAACAAGGTTGCCCCGTCTGATGGATCTGTTGCCGAGCCGCCGGTCAGTGTCAAAATCTTGACGATCCCCGGAAATGGATTCGATGCGTGAACAAGATCCGAGTCAATATTGACACGAACATCTTCAGCATCAGGGTCCAGCAGTTTCCCGTCAGCCCATAATAGTTTGGAGTAGGAATCAGTCAGCCCCGAAGGCGCACCAAACGTAACCGTATAGTCACCCGTGGTGTTCCTCACAATTGATTTGATGCCAAGGCTATCAGCAGCAACAAGCGTCGGCGCCCCGGTCGCCCCAATTGTGGCCTTCATATAGAGCCGCTTAACCTCTCGCTCAGCAGCCTGAAAATTCTTAAAGTCTCTATTAGCCATATCTAGGCTCCTTCCCTAATCCAAGGTTTAAGCCAATTTGATACGGCAGTTCCAACCCGGAGCGACACAGGCCACATTGCCGTAAAAGCCAACGCGCACCTCGTATGCATCCGCACTGGCTTCCCGCAACATGCTGTTCCCGTCAAGGTCAAGAATATGAGGGGCTTCGTCCAGGCTGTTCAGGGACCAAGTATCAAGCTGCAATGCCCAGGCAACATTAGGCTGACAGTTAATGTCAGGAACAATGTCAACGGTGCCGGAAGGCCCATGCAACTTAATGGTCTGAAAACCAACCGAAGCATCAGCCGCCTGAGCCACGCTGTAAACAACCTTTGAACCCAAAGCCTTCTCAAGATTCGCGTAAGACGCAAAATCCATGAACACATGAGTTGGGCCGCCGCCATTCCGAGCCGCAAGACTCAGCCCGTCAACAAGGGCCTCCTCAATCGGCTTGGCACTTCCATCAGAGCGGCAGCCGCCGAGGCGGGTGGTGTCGCTTGTTCTGTCGGTGCCGAAAATGGTGGCGTTAAATGAATCAAGGATGCCAGGGCACCAAGCCTCAAGACCATGGATTTTAGAGTTAAGGTCGCCCTTCTGAACAAGAGCATCCCCAGCAGCAACCGCAGAAGACGTGCCGCTCACCGTCACAGTGCCAGCGGAGCGATCAACTGCCGTAACCGTCAAATCAGCGTTGTGCTGGTCCCCGGAGTCTGGCTTTTGGTATTTCGACTCAGTTACAACTGTAGACAGTTCGTCATAAGCCTCAACCACCATGCCGACCTCGAAATTGGCGGCCTCCTCCGGGTTCGCCAGAGTGATAACCCCGGTAGAGATGGAGCCAACATTCCCGATTGAACCCGTCTGGTCCCGATACATCGCAACCGCGATGGAACGCTTGAGGCTGTGAATGGCCCCGTCGATTTCCATGGTTGCATACCGGAGGAAAGCATCAGCGTCACTTCGACTCGCCTTGATTGCCTCATGCTCGATTGAAGCAAAAGAATAATCCTTTGCGCGAGTCAGGAGGAACTGCTTCACGGTAGAAGTAGAAGTGTTTGCCTTCGCGGTCGAGAAATTAACAGACCGGCGCTGTGGTCCAGCGGTAACAATCGGAATCGGCATGTTTTCACCGCCGAATTTCGTGTACTTGGGCATCAAGGCGAGAAGTGGCTGTTGCTTATAAACCATCTCCTTGATTCGCTGGGGTTTGTAATGCTCTTTGAGTCCTTCTGATACTGCGGTACTAAGTGGAGATGCCATAATTTCCTCGCTATAAGGGCGGGAAGATTATACCCCGCCATAATTTCGTATAATATCAGCAGCGGCCTGTAATGACTCCTCTTTTGACAAGAGTTCACCACCACGCGCCGGAACCTGCGACGTAAGTTCGTTAGACAATGTATTAGGCCGTTGTTGAACTGCCGCTTGCTGGCTAGGCTCTGCTGCTTGCGCTTCTTCTGGCTTAGGTTGCCAGTGTCCCCTATAACGTTCTCTTAGCTTGCTACTCTTAAAATAGCGTTCGGCTTCATCCTCAAAATACTTTTCAACAAGGTCAGCGGCTTGATCAAAGTGCAGGATTTTACCATCCCGCTCAAATTGGTCTTGCATGACTTGATAAACTGTATGATGAGCATTATTCGCCTTAATCATTTCGTATTTATCGTTATTTTCCACTAAATTCGTAATTTTGTCAATCATCTCACCATAAATGGCTTTTTTGTCCCGCTCAATTTGGCGATTTTCTCTTTCTTGGACATTTTTTAAGTTTATTTGTTTTAATTCTTCAATTTCCCTGGCCTGTTGAGCGAATTTATCCTCAAGAGGCACCTTCCCGTCATTAATAACGCGGCGGGTGAGGCCATCATAGGAAAGCCCAAGCTTTTCAAGGACTTGCAGTGGGTCTGTCCGGGCCACTTGCCGAAGATGCTCAAGGTCTGAAGCGCCCTGCGCTACTTCTTGGACGTTATTTCGCCTTTGATTAAATTGGTCCCGTTCTCCTCGCAATCTTGCCTCTTGTCGGGCGAGATTTGCGAAACTTCGGGCGAAATCATCTCTTTCGCGGTCTGACGCAATCTGTTCCACGACTGAACTTCCAGCCTCAGCGGGCTTTTCCGCTGTTTTCGCCAAACTCTCCGCAATAGCAGCTTCCGAATTAGATTCATTTTCGCCCCCGGGGGGTTGAGTCATCTCTTCACTAACGGTTGCTTGTGCCTCTGTCATCAATTCTCTCCTTGTGTGACTATTTCTTGAAAATCCCCCAGAGCCCCAGCGGCTTCGGGGGGTAATGCGCCCGGTTCTAAACCACCCGGCTCAGGAAGGGCACCCTGGTCAGGAGGAGCTGCCCCTTGCGGAGCCATAGCCACCTGCGCGGCCTGTTCCTCCATTTGCTTGGTCTGAAGAACCCGAATCGCCTCGTCAACATACCTGCGAAGCAACTCAAGGTTCTCTTCAGGAGCATCCTCGATTTTGGCCCGTAAATATGCCGATTGAATGCGCTCAATTGCAAATGGCAGGTTAGAGTATGCCTCGGGGGGATGATACACCCCCTTTTCGAGCATTTGCTCAATCAAAAGGTCCACATCATCAATGAAGGCAGTGGCCAATTGGTTAACAGACTCCAAATCGGGGTAATTCAGCAACCCGCGACCCTCCGAAGCACTCAAAAGCCCTGCCTGGGTCATCTCTTGAATCGTTTGCAACTTCGCGGCGGGGGTAGAGGAGAGTAAGTTGGTCGGGTAAATCTTCATGACGTACTGGTCTTCTTTAAGATTAATCTCCTTCCAATCTATCTGCTCAATGCTCTTATCCCCAAGGCTGATAACCTTATACTCGCCACCAGCGGCCACAATATCGCGGGCAACCTCAACCATCTGGCGGCCAGCCTGGAGAAACATATCCTCATAGGCCCGGGCAACCTGCATGAATCGCTTAGACTGGATGTCCGAGAATTCACGAAGCGCCACCCCAGAATCAAGGCCAGTCGGCTTCTTCGCCTGAGCAGACATTTCAGAGATGCCAGCAATCTCATAGGCTCGCGCATAAAGGCGGTCCAGGTGGGTAAATATCTCACCGCTCACCGTCTGGGGCACATGAACCTTTGGCTGGGTGCCCGTGTACTCAACAATGGAGCCAATCTCATTGGTCATGTGAGACTTCACGATTTTTGACCCCTGCTCAATGTAGACGGACGGGGTGAGCATATCCATTTGAAGGGCAATCTGGTTAAGCCGCTTGTTTATCTGGACCTGCAATCCAAGCAACTTCTCCGAAAGACCCTGGCCCCAGAACCCCAAAAGGTTTTTGGTCCACCGCATGAATACGAAGGGGAAGAAATCCTTCTCATAGGGCTCATCAAGCAAGGTCACATTGTCCAGACAGATGCAGTGCCGCCCATCGGATGCACCCTCCCGGCTCGGTAAATGCCAGGACTCAATGCACTCAACCTGATTAGAGACTCGACTCTCGGCAGAATTCCTAATCTCGGCCTTCGTGGTGTTGAGAATGGCTTCCTCGAAATCGGGATAAGCGGCCAAAAGCACCTCCCGAGAAACAATCTTCTTCTGGAACATCTGACGAGGCTTCCCATAGAAACTGTCAGCGTCATCGACATAAAGCTCATTCGGGAAAATACGGTCAACAACAAGTTTGTCCCCATCGGAATATATCTTCATCGCCCCCGTACCGAAGACCGTGGCATCACGGAAGACGTCACTGGCCACATTGTAAATGTCGGTGGCGTAAAACTGCCCGTTTACAAACTTATCAAGAAGTTTCGCCTTCCTCTTCATGGACCAATTGCCGCCAGTGGTCAGAAAGGTAATCTTCGGGAAGTTCTGAGTAATCTCACTCGTGACAGTCTCACACATCGAATTTACGACGTTGAGAGTCACATCCTCCACACGAGAGCTTGACCGCTGGGCATAGTTGGCAGAAGAAAGGCCACTAACATTTACATTGGAGAAAAGGCGCATCCAGCTAAGGTTATCCTCAGCACGATAGCTCTGATCATCCTCAAGCGAGTGAACCACGGAAAACACTTCCTCGTGAACATCGCCCTCTTTTTGCCACCAGAATTCTTTAGCTAAATACATTAGTTCTTATCCTTATCCATGCAGTAGTTCGATGTCTCATCTG